GTTACGAACTGTTTGAACAGCAGAAGGGCGCGATCTCGTTGGACAACCCGTCCACCTTGAGCCGCACCATTGCGTTCCGTGGCTACTTCGCCGCCTTGATGATTGACCCGAGCAAGTTCGTCAAGTTCACGTTCGCCTGATCCGACTGATTAAGTAGAGAGACTGCACCATGGCCACATTTAGCGTGACGCACCACCAGCGTCTAGACGATGTTGCTGTGGTGCAGACCCTCGAAGCAACCGACATAACAGTCGGTCAGACAATCACACTCACTGGACTCGGTCACGGTCTCAACGGCACGCACATTGTTATTGCTGTACCGGTCAACTTGTTTGCTGGCGTTAATGAAGCAGGCGACCTGCTTTACAACGAAAACGAAATCATTGTTAACCAGTTGATGTTTCAAGATGTTGGCGACGATCTAGAACGATCCGCTGCCGATCCGTTTGGAACTTTGACATGGACTTTGACGTGCACATGGACCACGGTCGCAGCAGTGCAAGAGTTTTTAGGAATCTCGTCGGCCACGGCAAATGACACCGCTTTCCTAACTACTTGTGTCGCAGCTGCAAACTCATGGTGTTTCAGGCGCAGGGTCTCCGCTGGCTATCACGATAGTTTGACCAGCGCACCAGACGCCGCAGCACTGCTTGGAACCACGCTCTATGCGGCGGGCTTGTACCGTGAACGCGGCACAACTGGGGACAGTTACGCATCCTTCCAAGACATGAGCGGACCACCGTTAATGACCTTGGGTCGAGTCAACCAGTTGCTTGGCGTTAAGAGATCGCAGTGCGCTTAACATGGCTGGCATTTTCACAGACGCGATCAACACGGTCTCAGCATCGCTCACGGCCCTTGGGCTCAAACCTGTTACCGATCCACGCAACGCACGACCGCTCAGCGTCTTTATTGAGTTGCCGTCGTTTGAATCGTACGGTGCAAACCCAACATCTAAAGTCAGTGACGTCACAATCACTATTCGAATCCTTGGAGCGCCACCCGGCAACCAAGACTCAACCGACTACATCCTTGGCGTCGTGGACACGATCCTCGGCTCAAACATTGCAGTCATCAATGGACAACCATCCATCGCAACGATCGGGTCGCAAGACCTCCCCTGTTACGACCTCACTATCAAACTCACAGCGACACGCTAACTAACAAAGGAAAAACATCATGGCAATCGTTTACCAAGGCAGTGGACAAATCACCATCGGAGCCAACAACATCAGTTTGAACTGCTCCTCAATCACGCTTGAAGCAGGCTTTGACAGCCTTGAGGCAACCGTCATGGGAGCCACTGGACACAAGTTTGTTGCTGGCCTCCAAACGGTCAGCGTTTCGGCCACTGTGCTGCTTGAGTACGGCGCGACCTCAGTGGAAAAGTATTTGTCAGATGTTGTCGGCGACGGCGACACCACCGTTATCGTTGCGCCTGACAGCGGCGTAGCGGCACCCGGGAATCCGATCTACACCATCACCAACATGATGATCTCGTCGTTCATGCCGATCTCAAGCACCGTCGGCTCCCTTGACACCATGACCGTTACGGGCACTGGTGGCACTTGGGTTCGTGCCGTAGCCTGATCTAACCAACACAAACAAAGGACCCCGACAACATGATTGGTATGACGTTACGAGTAGAGATGCTCGACGGAGAAACACACGAGGCACCCATCACTTACGGTGTGGCGTGTCGCTGGGAGGATCACCATCCTCAACTCTCCGTCGGGCAGTTTCTAGAAAACATGAAATTCAAGGCGTTGGCTTGGTTGGCATGGGACGCGGTGCGCTCCAGTGGCGTAATCGTGGAACTGTTTCCCAAGTGGGTTGAAAAAGTAGGGGACATCACGTTCGTCCCAAAAGAGAAACCAAAGCAGGACGCGCAGTCAACCTCATAGCGCAGCTGGCAATTAGGACAGGCATCAGTCCATTGGATTTGATGGAGTGTCCAGCGTCGGTTGTGGATGAGATGGTTCGCTTGCTTGTTGAGGAAAACGAGAAAGCGAAACACAAGCGATGACAATTAAGGTGAAAGGTGTAGCCGAGACTTTGCGCGAACTTGGCAAAATCAACCCTTCACTTAAAAAGGAATTGAACAAGGACATTCGAGCAATCCTTAAGCCGTTGCTTAGTGAAATCAACCAGTCAATTCCGACATCGCCTCCGCTATCTGGAATGGCTCACAACGGCCGTACCGGGTGGAGTAACCGCAAGAACTCGGTCATCAAGATTGACACGCGCAAGCCCCGCAGGAACCTCAACGAGCCCCGTATGAGCGTCCCTGTCAACATTGTTCGTATTACGACCAAGGGCGCGCCTGTGGCGATTGTGGACATGGCTGGCAAGGCTGGGGGCAGGGTCTCTAAGCGTGAGGCTAAATATCAGCGACCAAACTTTGCTAACGCGCTGGCAGGTAACCCTTCACGCTTTATGTGGGCTAAGGCCGCCGACTCTTTGTCTATGATTGAACGAGAGATGAACGACACGATCAAGCGAGTTGTTCGGGACGCAAACCAAGAGATGGCGAGAATCCGCTAATGGCAATCAACATTCCGATCATTACCAGCCTTGAGGACACTGGCATCAAAAGTGCTAAGGCCGCTTTTAATGATTTCAAAAGTGCTGTCGGCAAAGCCGAGGGCGGTATGGGCAAATTTAAGGCTGGCTCGAAAGTCGCCTTTGACGCCGTCAAAGCAAACGCTGGAATGTTTGCCGTCGCCGCTGGTGCGTCAATAGCCAAATTTGCATTTGACGGCGTTGCAGATTTTGCCAAACTTGCGTTAGCAGCAGGCAAATTTGCTGATGCTACAGGTCTGGCCGTTGAGGACGCTTCACGCTATATGGAAGCCGCTGGAGATATTGGTGTCCCAGTTGAGGCACTCGAAACTGCTATTGGCAAACTCAACAAAACCATTGGTGCTGACCCCGACAAAGTTCGTGACCTCGGCGTGGATCTTGTTTATTTGGCTAACGGTTCGTTAGACGTTAACGAAACATTCCTTAAGACTATTGAGCGCCTGAAAGGTATTAAAGACCCAGCCGAAAAAGCCAGAGTCGCGTCTCAGTTGCTTGGCAAGGGCTGGCAGTCAATGGCCGAACTTATCAATATGGGTTCAGTTGAGTTGGAAGCAAGCCTAAGAAGCGTTTCAAATGCACAAGTCATTTCAACTGAGGAATTAAGAAAAGCAAAAGAATACCGAGAGTCAATGGACAAACTTGGCGACTCAGTAACAGAACTTAAATTGGCTGCCGGTCAAGATTTAATTCCAGCACTGGCTAAAGGCGCAGACCTGCTTGCTACCGCTATCAATGCGTTTAGCAGCGAGGACCCGCTCCAATTTGCTATTGACCAGGTAAGAGTTTATTTACAGGAAGTTGATGACGCTCGAGAGGACACCGAAACCTTCAGGCAGTCAATTAAAGACGCCCGCAACCCATTGTTAAAATTTGCAGAGGCAACACGCGAAGCAACTGTCGCTCTTGTTAACGCTGATACTGCATGGAAGGTTTTGACTGACTCGCTTGACCAAGAAGTTGCACTTGACGAAGCCAAAGTCAAACTTGTAGAACTTGAAGCTGCCGCCAAACTTGCTTTTGGGTCGGGCGTGCAAGCCGACATTGATGCCTATGAACAGCAGGCCGCCGAATTTGTTGCAATGTTGTCGGCGATTGCTGGCGGTATGAGTGACATTTCGTCCAAAGAAATTTTGATCCGTTTCAAAACTCAGGGTCCAGCAGCTGCTATCGAGTTGGCTCAATGGATCGCCCGAGGTGCCGAATATGGCGGTCTCAGCGCAGTGGACGCGCTAAACCTTGCAGGCATTTCAACTAATCCTGTAAAACCTCAAGCCCTCGGCGGTCCAGTTATGGGCGGTACTTCCTATCTTGTTGGTGAGCAAGGCCCAGAGTTATTCACACCGTCATCGGCGGGCAACATCACACCAAACCACGCTTTAGGTGGCGGTGCAACAATCACGGTCAATGTCAATGGTGGCGACCCTGACGCAGTGGTGCGAGCAATCCAGAAATATGCTCGACAGAACGGTGCGATCCCATTACAGACCACGACAAGCGCAAGGTTTTAAATGGCTATCACAACCGCGTTTACGATCACGATCGGCAACCTTGGTGCGTCGTATGACATCACGTCTGAGGTCATGTCTTTTAATGTGAACACGCAGGTTTCGTTGGCTGAGATTGGGATCAGTAAAGGCTCAATGCTTATTAAGAATTTCACTGGTTCGTTTACGCCGGGTGGCGGTGGCACTTATGGGTCGGTTGACTGGTTTAATCAGGCCGTACTGATTAACGGCACGACAACGGTGGGCAGTGTGCCGACCAGTTTCAAGTTGTTTCATGGGATCGTTGACCAGTTTGCTTTGGATGACAACGGTATTAATTCGTATGTGACGATCTCGTTTATTGACGCGTTGACTGCTGGCGGTAGGTCCGCAACAGTTAACACAAATTTTGGGACTAGCAATGCACAAACACAAATTGAAGGTGCTTATGAAAACTATGTTGCATCAGATCCCGCCCAAATGCCTACTCTTGGCGGTACAAACACTGGTTACACAGTTACAACAAAACTTTTGAACAACAATTTTGATCTTTTCTCAAACACCGATGGAATTGGTAACAGTCTTAATTCATCAATTCAATTACTTATTACTTCTGTCGGGCCGTCAATGATTATTCCAACAACAATCGCTTTGACCAATCCTGATTTCGGCTACGAACTTCTTGATTACACAATGACTCGAAACGCCGCTAACCGAACAACTTTTCTTTTTAAAGACAAAACAATCTCAGGCACCCAACTGCCCATCGGTGATCTTGTTACTGGTTACGACGAAAATCAATTGACTAACTACGTCACTTTGACAAGTGCTTCTGGTCTTACTACAAAAACAAGTTTTAACTCAACCAGTACCACAAAATATGGTCAACGGTTCAGGTCTTATACGCAGACAGCAATTAGTAGTGTCGCTCAATTAGAAAACACTGTTGATTCGTGGATTAACCGTTTTGGTGAAATAACTTTTGCACCCGAGGAACTGTCGTTCAGTTCTAAAATGGTTCAGTCTGCAGCTGCTGACGCCGCCGAACCGTTTTGGAACAAAATCCTTGACATTGAATCGGTAATGTGGCAACCAGTCCAGTTGACCTACACGCCGACCGGGTGCGCTCAACAAACCAAAATGTCGGTCATTCAAAGCCGACGAATTTCGGCAACACCGTCTAACTGTCAGGTCACGTTAGGTTTGTTGCCCGCATATCAGTATCAGAGTTTTATTTTGGACGACACTTATTTAGGGATACTTGACAGTAGTCGAGTGGCATAAAGGAGAAACATTATGGCTACACAGTGGACAGCAGGGACAACTAGCGGGCAGGTATTGACTGCGGCGACGCTCAACACCATCGGGGCGATTGCGGAAGGTTATACGCCTGCACTTACGGCGGTAACTACAAACCCGACTTTAGGCACGGGAAGTTTTCAGGAAGGCAGATATCAACTTCTACAAAAACGGGCATTTGTTGAAGGTGCAATCTTTTTTGGTTCATCAGGTGCAGCTGCAGGAACGGGCGCTTATCGAATCAGTGTCCCATCAGCCATTTCAATCAAAAACAATAACTCGCCTATTGGTTACGGTCTTTTTTATGACTCTTCGGCAGGCTTTACTTTCTACCCAATGCAAGCGTTCTACATTTCGGCGACAACTTTCAGCCTTGTAGTCGCTTCACCTGCTTACACTGCTGCAAGCGTCCTTTCTTCAACTGTTCCAGTAGTGCCAGCAAACTCTGACCAAATCCGATTCACACTTTGCTACGAGGTGGCATGATGAACCTATTGCACGAACTTGACCCCGACGAAGTACCAGACGAATGGTGGCACGAGCGTATGCGCCTGCACCGTGACCGACTACTCAAAGAATCGGACTGGACACAACTACCAGACGCACCCTGCGACACCCAAGCATGGGCGACCTACCGCCAAGCCCTACGAGACTTCCCAACCACATGGACAGCAGGACCCGAGGCCGACTTCCCCGATACACCATGAAAACTCTCGCCGTGATCGCAGCTCTCGCAGTCGTCCTCATGTTCGTCGTTACAGGGTGTAGCGACCGCACTCGACACACCTGCGAAACCAAACCCGAAGCGCCCAGATGTGACACCAGCACAGGAGCAACCACACCATGAGAAAACTGAGCAATTCCGAGATTAAAGCCCGACTGATATTCGTCGTAGGCGTGACCTTGTCGTTCGTGTTTGGAATCTCAATGCTAGGAATCTTGTACGGCGTGCTATTTGTCGTACAACCGCTTGAACCATCACCCACCGACAGTTCTTTCATTGACGGTATTTTAGCGCCAGCATTTATGGCACTTTTAGGCTTGCTTGGTGGAGTATTGGCAAGCAACGGCCTTAAAGACAAGGGAGACAAACAAGATGAGTCCTAGACCGTACACAGGCAACAGCGATGGCAACCATCCGACAGAACGACCCGGCACAAAACGGTTCGTCGAATACATGGAATTCTTGTGCAACATGAAATCCATAGGTATTTACGCCAACCGACCTATGCGCGGATCAGCCAATTTAAGCGTTCACGCAACATGGCGCGCCGTTGATCTTAAAGGCAAAGGGACGCCCAAACAGAACGCAGACTCACGCAAAGCCATGGTTGAGTTCCTGTTTACTCACCGCGACATTCTCGGCATAGAGGAGATTCACTGTTATGACGGCGTAGGTTGCCCGATCCCGAACCTGACCAAATATGGCGGCGGCTACCGATGCGACCGTGACGCATGGAAAGCATGGACCCCACAAAAGAACGCTGGCACACCCGGTGGGGACTGGACTCACGTCGAATTGGCACCACATATGGCGGACAGCCAAACCGCTATTGAAAAGGCTTTTGCCAAAATCTTTGCGTAGTGCCTTGACATTCGGTTTGGGAGTCGGTCAAATGACTGGCAACCAAGTGCGTCCCCCGATAGGTGGACCCCGACCGCAGGAGGAAAGCAATGCAACAATCCCTTTTTGACGTTCTCGTGGAAACACCCGAGATGCTCAAATATGAAGCCTTTAAACAGGCAAACCCGTGGGTCATGCCGACCCTCACCAAAATGTGCTATCAGCTGATGCACCGCGGATATACCCATTACGGCATCGCCGCCCTTATCGAAGTTTTGCGCTACGAACACGCCATCACAAATGACCCCAGTAGCGAATTTAAATTCAACAACAACTATCGCGCTTTTATGGCCCGAGAGATTATGCAAAAACCAATGCTGGAAGGATTCTTCAGCACCCGCAAATCCGTTGCGGACTTATCAGAGGACTACTAATGAACCTTAAACGAATAACATTTATGGCTTTAGGAACATACGCACTAATGGCAATTTGGGCTATTACAAGCGTGCAGGAATCGTCACCGACTTTGACGATTGCGCCCAAGCAAACAGTCACATTGCAAGACCTGACACCCCAGCAACTTGAGGACCGCAAAGAAGAGCTGCTAGCCACAACCACCACAACCAGCACGATCACGACGCAACCAGTAACAACCCTTGCGCCTTTCAACGCTGAAGCCAAATGCCAAGAATGGTTCCCGCTCGCCGTAGAAGTGGGCTGGCCCAATGACCCCCGAGTGTTGCAGACGTTAGGTCGCGTGATGTGGAAAGAGTCCCGTTGTCAGCCTGACGCCTGTTCAAAGTCTGACAGTGGGAGACAATGCCGTGACTACGGTTTGACACAAGGGAACTGGTACGCGCATCACGAATGGTGGGCAGAACTTGGGATCACACCTGAACAAATGTTTGACCCTGCAACAAATTTGCGATGGGCATACCTGCTCTATTCAGGCCGTGAAGCAAAAGGGCAATGCGGTTGGCAACCGTGGCGACTGTGCTAGACCGCTGGTG